CCTATATCATGAACAGAGTCAGATGACATCATTGATTTTATTGATCTAATCTTAGGTGTATTAACTGATTTTAATGTTTCAAATAAGAATAGAGGTGATCCATCAATTGAATATGATTCTTTTAATATCTTAGCAATTGCATTATATGGTTTAATAAAAGGGAATATTATATTCATCGATGACGCTCCCCCATCATACACCCTAACATTTTCATTTAAATACTCAGAATGTATCCTAGATATAATAGAAGTAGTAGATCCTGAGAATGCTCTAGAGAATGTAGAAGCTGAGCTTAAGAATTCCTTCTCTGATATCAAATTAAACTTCAATCCGGAAGTATCTTTACGGATTTTAGTTGTTTCATGTATATCGACTAATCTAAACTTGAGTTTATGCTCTATATCATCTTTCAGGAAGTCTATAGAAACATATTCTTGACCTATTAGTGGTACTCTATGAACTAATCCAGAGTCATCATACATTGTCATAGAACCTGTTAAGAAATAAGAATCAATTGATTCGTATATACGAATTGCAGTAACATTAGGTGTAATATCATATGTATTACCATTCACACCTATAATGAGAACTTTTAACTTAGATATATCATTTATTAGCACATCACTCATAGTTATATACCTATTTTGCTTTTAATTCTGCTATGAATCTATCAGATACTTCTTCAATAAATTCAGGTTTAATAATTCTAATCTTAGATTTTCCTAGATTCTTTTCTAGTTCCCATTCATACATTGATATAGGAGTAACACCAGCTGTTCTTTTATCTGTAACTAATCCTGTGAAATTATCAATGAAATGATGAGGCGCATATGAGGTTGATTTAATAGATTTCGCAGTAACTAATGCCTCATTAGTTATACCTTTCAAACCTTCACCACTACTTCTAAATGTACCTGATATCAGTTTGAGTTGAAGCCATTCTGTTGTTGGATATATACCGATTACTTCACCTAAAGCCCCACTTAATGTTCCTTTAACTATTTCACCTATATCATATCTTCCATGTACTGAACCATCAACAACAGCACCTAACCCCTCATACTTATCTTCTGTATGAGAAAGTAATGATGATGTAGATTGTGGCCAATCATAATAAGAGTTTTTAAGATGTGGATTAATTATAAAGAAAGTCCAATAATACCTATCTGTACCGTATAAGTTATATGATACATTATCAGGTCTATCAGCATCTGGTATAACATAATATGAGTAAAAAGATATAGAGTCTAACATCTTTGATGATATTTTCACAAAACTAGTTATATTAGTAACTTCTTGGGTAATACCATTACCCTTTATATCATAATCTACTTTAGGAAAATTAATAAAATAACTCATAATTTAATATCCTTCTTCTATATGACTTTTATTGATCGGCATCAATTCTTTAAATGATAATGACATATCCATTCTAACAGGTTCGTTATTATGCATAAAGAATGAACTTGAATCTTTATTATAATCAACAGAGCATGATGTTAGAGCTACTTCAGGCATCTTAGGAAACTCAGCATTAATGTATTCTATTTGGAACACATCAGGGAATCCTAAAGTGAATGTGTGTTGAACAGGATACATAGCAGAACGAAATTTATGTATTATGTCTTTAGCTACACTAGACTCCTTTTCTGATGTAGGTATGAATGACCATGTGAATGACCACTCTCTTAAACCAACACCTTTAAAAGTAACAAATGGATTCGTTCGTAATACTTGCTGATCCACTTTACTCTTCTCATCAAAATACCCTGTAGCTACATAACCAGCAGCTGCTCCAAGAGGTCCCAATAATTTGGCGGCAACACCTACGGCAGCTGCCTTACCTGCATTTGAAGAGGTTACTCCTTTCAGTCCTTTCTTAAGACCGGCTGCTGAAAATTCAAACTTAGAATCCATTAATGATCCGATAACTCCTGAGGATCTATCTTCATAATTTATAGAGTCTTTCATACTTATACCAGGTACCATATATAAAGCGATGTGCTCCTCAGAACTAACATTAACACCACCACCATGTACTTTATATGTAGGTTTATGTATATTAAATAAAATCGCAGGAGCTTTAGATTGTCCTATAGATAAAGGATATCTTAATATAGCACCCTTACCATTTTTTAAATTTTTAGCCATTTATATTACCTTATAAATATGTTTATTATTACTTATTTATATATTTATAATGAAAACATACAAAGGAAAGTTTACACCTAAGAATTTGAAAAAATATAAAGGTGACTATACCTCAATAACATATAGATCACTATGGGAAAGACAAACATTTAGATGGATTGATTCTAATCCTTCTATCACAGAATGGAACTCTGAAGAAGTTATTATACCCTATAGATGTGGTACTGATGGTAAGATGCATAGATACTTCATTGATGTATTCTTTAAGACAGCTGATGGCAAGAAGTACTTGATAGAGATTAAACCCGATAAACAAACAAGACCTCCTACAGGAACTAAGAAGACTAAACGGTTTATTACTGAATCATTAACCTATATAAAGAATCAATCTAAATGGGAAGCAGCAAATAAGTTCGCTGATGATAACAATTGTGTCTTTCAGATATGGACTGAACATACATTAGAAGGATTAGGTATTAAACTCCTGATGAATAAGAAACCTAAAGGTAAGATATTAAAACCATTGAGAGTAAAGAAGAAAGTGAAGAAGAAAGTATAGACTACCCCATTTCCGTCAGCGGATATAATATTATAACACATATTCGTAAGAATGTCAAGGAAAATATATAAATAAAGATATGGCAGAAAAACAGAAATCATTATTCGATACATTAGAGAAAGAAGCATTCAGATCTGGTATTCAAGCAAGAACACAGGATTCATCTAAATGGTTTAGAGCTAAGGTACAGGAATTAGGAAGACAGAATCCTCATAAGGTATTACGAGATGATGCTCTAGTAAAGAGGAGAGGATTTAGAACAGGATCTATGTATATGTTTATGTATGATCCGAAACATCGTAAGACATTACCTTACTATGATTCATTTCCTTTAATCATTGCAGTAGAGAGAGCACCAAAGGGATTCTACGGATTGAATCTACATTATCTATCACCTGTATTAAGGGCTAAGTTCCTAGATAAGTTGATGGAGAATACTAACAATCGTAAGTTTGATGAAACAACAAGAATGACTTTGAATTATCAAGCATTAAAGTCTGTTGGTAAGTTAAAGGAATTTGCTCCATGTTTTAAACATTACTTAACTAATCACGTTGATTCTAATATTGTTATGGTAGAAGCCCCTGAATGGGAAATAGCAATATTCCTTAAAACAGAATCATTTAAAAAGAAATCAAAATCCCATGTATGGGGACAATCTAGAAGGTCTTACTAATGTTACCAGGTAATGTAGATACATTAAAAGCAACTATCAATCGCAGAGGTGGATTAGCTAAATCTAATAGGTTTGCTATCTATATGTCTAATCCCGCAGGACAGAATATACTGACAGGTGGTGCTTCCGGAGCATTAAGTTCTGTAGCAGGTACTGCTCTAAGATCAGTTGTTACTGGTGGTGGTTTTAGTCCTACTGCATTCCTTAATGATCCTAGGGATATCTATCTTCTAGCAGAATCAGTCACAATACCGGGTAGAGCATTTACTACATCAGACCGTAGAATTGGTGTTAAAACGACTAAAGTGCCGTATGGGATAATGACAGATGACACTGTTAAGATGACTTTTCTGTTAACTAATGATTATTATATATGGAAATATTTTAAATCATGGATGGATCTTATAGCCCCACCATCTGATGATATAACTGAAATAAAAATGAATTACAAGAATAACTACACTACAGATATACAGATACAACAAATAGCATCTGGTGATTTTGTACCTGCGTATTCTATTTCATTAGCTAATGCATATCCTATGTCACTGGATGCTGTAGAGTTATCTAATGGATCTGATGATTATCTAAGATGTACAGTATCAATGGCATATGATAATTGGGAAGAACAAGGATTAATAGACGGCATGTTAGGTGCTGCAGGAACAACAATCGGAAATATATTTTAAATTATTAATAACAGAACAGGCGAATTGATATGGCATTACCAACAATAGCAGTACCCAAATATACATTAACTATACCATCAACGCAAGTTGAAGTAGAGTTCAGACCTTATTTGGTAGGGGAAGAAAAAATACTATTAATAGCATCAGAATCTAATGATGAAAATGTTATGATGAAGGCTATAGGGAATATTATATCTCGATGTATAACCGAAAATATTAATCCTAATAAGTTAAAAACATTTGATATTGAATATATTTTTACACAATTAAAGGCTAAATCCTCAGGGGAATCCTCTGAACTTATTATTAACTGTAAGAAATGTGAGACTCATAATACCTTAATAGTTGATGTAGAAAATCAGGTTGAAGTCGCAGATCTTAATAGAGATTCATTTAAGATCGAGATTAACGATTCAGTCGGTATTATGATGAAATACTTGAGTATGGAAGATTCATTTACATATAATGATAATGATAATGACGACTTATCAGATACAGATAAAGTATTTAATAAACTTATTAAATGTATAGATTATGTCTATGAAGGAGATACAATACATGATCTATCAGAGGAGTCAGATGATTCTATGATGACGTTTATTGAATCATTAAATTCATTGCAATTTAAACTATTAACTGATTTTATAGAAAAAATGCCTCAGGTAGTACTCAAAACTGAGTTTAAGTGTAAAGAGTGTGATGAACTAAATGAAGTTAAATTGACAGGTATCGAGAATTTTTTCTAATAGCCCTTTCCCATACTAGTTTAGTACATTATTATAAAACTAATTTTGCAATGACTAGACACTATCAGTATTCTATTAGGGACCTAGAGAATATGATACCATGGGAAAGGGAAGTTTATGTAGCATTACTATTAGAAAGCATAGACGAAGAAAACGAAAGATCAAAAACGCAATAAAAAGGATATATTACTATGCCTATGGCTAATAAGAGAACTATGACTTCTGAAGGGACTAACAACCTAGCTGGATTGACGGACAGTTTAAAGAGTTTAACTGAAAATACCCATCAAGAAACTGTATTGTCTAAATCGGCCAATACGAGACTAGACTCTTTATCTACATCGTTTGGTAAGGATGCTAAACTTCAATCAAAATTGGTCAAATTGGGTAAATTCGAACAGGTCATGGATATTGCCTCCTATATGCTTTCAACGAAGAGTCAGGAACTAAACAATAAAGATGTAATATCGGCTGGAATCATTATAAAGCAAGGAAAACGTTTTCAAGAAAACCAAGGAAAAACAATAACAGAACAAGAAAAGTCTACTAATCTTGAATCTAAGACTGAACTCCATGCTTCTATTAACAATGATCTCCTAAATCGTATCCATATGGTACTTGTGACCCGACTAGATCGTATTCTAGAAGGTATACAACACATGGTTCCTGATTTGGATAAGTCTGCTATCGGACCTAAGGACTTCCAATCGGCTATGGAGAAGATGTATAGTATGTCTAGGGAAGGTAACAAAGAGCTAAAAGCGAATATTGATGATATACGATTTAGAAGAGCAGATAGAAAAAATAAGCGAGAACTTGAGGAAATTGCCTACTTAAGGAAACAAGGTAAATTTGCAGAAGCCGCGGCTAGAGAAAAAGCCCGTAAGGCAAAGGAACTGGAACTTGAAGGTAGAAATCCAGATGGGTCTGCACGTAGGAATCCAACACGGTACCACCATTGGAAAGGTTCAGACACAGATGACACTGAAAGTGTAGAAAAAAACCCATCATGGGTTGGTAATATGTTTAGGAAGATGATTGGTACGAAAGGTGCGATAGGTGCGAAAGGTATGGGTATCCTGGGTCTACTTAAATCCGGTGTTCCTGCTCTGTTTAAGTTATTTAAATCCTTAGGAAAGCTTTTCCTTAAGGGGGGGGCTTTAGGACTTCTTATATATTCTGTAATGCCTTTCCTTGATACTTTAAAGTCTAAAGAGTTTGGGACAAAGTGGGACAAGATGAAAACGCGTTTTATTAGTCTGAAGGAAACCTTTATGCCAATATTTACCAAAATTGATGATTTTATGACTTCAATAGGTGAATCACTAGGCCCTTGGGCTGCTGGCGCCATAATAACTGTAGGGAATGGTTTAATAACTCTTCTGGATGGTATTGGTAAATTGTTCAGTGAGGATGAGGATACAAAGACGAAAGGTTGGACACAATTAAAAAAGTTTCTCTTAGGTGAGAACGCTGAAGGTGGTATGATCCGTTCACTTGGGGAGTTCATCATTGATATGTTAGACAAAACATACGAGGCATTGCTATCATCAGATTTTCTGAAGGACATAGTGAATGACCTTTTCACACCGGATTTTAGTAAGATATCCGATTTGGGAGATGGAATTAAAAAATGGATAGATGGGGATCCATTGTTCCCAGAACACGGTAGCAAGCAATGGTCTTTAAATGAACTTGCTAAAAGTGAGAAGGAAAAAGCCGAAAAGGATGATGAATACAATAAAAGTGAATTGGAGAACCCACAGATAGTCAGTAAATCCCCCGAGGGAAATAATCTTTGGGACTCCATTATGGATACTCTGGGAGTTGGAGCACAAATTACCAACGTTGATAATAGCGTCACCCATAACAATTATAGTAGCAGTGATCAGCACATCGCCAACTTAGCAGCTGAACCTCCTCGTGATGGAAAAAATAGACAAGCAATGGCAGAGTTGAACAGCATGCAAGCTATCTGAAATTAATGGAGTATGTAGTATGGAAATATTTTCTAAATTTGACCTGAATGAAGATGGTAAGTTAACTAAGTCTGAACTGGACAGACGCGAGCGGATAATCAATATAGAACGAAGAGAGTCAAGAATGGCATCTCAAAAGAAAATGGCATGGTTGTCAATGGCAACTATGACTGGATTTACTATTATATTGTTTACTCCTCTTGTACCAGTAGACCGTGTTCTTGCATTATCTGAACTGTTAGATCTATTCTATGTAGGTCAAGCATCAGTGGTAGGTGCTTATATGGGATTTACTGCATGGCAATCAGACAAATAGTATAGGCATAAAAAAGGGGTCAATTAAGACCCCTTCCATGTAATACTAAAGATGAACTATAACTAACCTTCTTGTGCCAACTTAGCAAAGTAGGATAATGTATCATCATTATTACTTGATACAGCTGCCACTGGTTCAGCAATTGCTGGTTCAGACGCAGGAGATGCTACTTCATCTAACTCAACTGACTCTGCTGTATTTCTTGGAACAGTAGTTCCTAATACACGTGCCAATTTAGT